ATGGTTGGATGTTGTTATGTGGGGTAGTGGCTGTACAGCTTGTGGTTTCTCCATTTGGAGTCGATTGACCACCAGCGTAAGTTGTAAAGCCATATCTGTTATTATCGGCATCTAAGCTGCCACGCGAACCGGCGCCACACGTGGCCGTGTCATAACTACCCCAGCGAAAATAACCGCTGGTAAGACTGGCATTCTCTCCAAACGCTCCAACGTGTCTATGTGCCGGCATTTGTGGGTATGTAAGAGTATGATTATACTTACCACCGCTAGTACCTAACGTAAATGTACAGCTATCAGTACCGTCATTATTAGTACCTGCTCCCATCGCTACTCGACCTTGTAAGTTAGGTAAGTAATAATTAACACCGCTATGAGTACCCCATGTATCGAGTAATACAGATGATAGTTTTGGAAATTGCGTACCATTAAAAGTTGTACCATTACACTCTAACCATTTACCGTCAGCTGGTAAAGTGGCTCCTGCCCATGTTATAATAGTACCAACCGGTGATATCTCACTGAATACTAATGATGTACCATCTCCCGGTACAGCCTCCGCCCAAGCGAGGTTACCAGATCCGTCTGTCTTTAGGAAGTAATTAGGTACTTCAGTAGGTGGAAAATCGTAATTTATACCATTTAGACTAACTGTCTTACCACCACCAATAGCGCCTACTGTTAATTTGTTTGTAACATTAATTAAAGGTGTGGTGATGTTGGTTGCAGCTGTTACACAGTTAAATGTAAAGTTGTCGGTATTGTTAACATTTCTGTTATCAACTGAATTTGTTGCGAGACTACTACTTGTAATACTGCAATTAGCTATTTGACCACTGGTAATAGTATTATCAGCAATTTTGCCAGCTGTTACCGCTTTATCGTTAATTTTACTAGTAATAACAGCGCAATTAGTAATATTATCGGTCTTAACAATATTAGGCGTCAGCAAATTACAAATCTGAATCTTTTTAGTTATACCAGTATCACCAGCATCCTCGCGATCATTAATAATGAGTTGATTTAAATCCCTATTAGAAGTGATTTGATTTAATTCTGATATCTTAATATCGGTAGCCATATAATTATTTATTGTTAAAGGACCGTTATCCTTTGATCGCCTTGAGTGTTAATTCTAAGAGATGCGCTTAAACCGTAGCCGGATGTTGGGTATGAGTAGATAAAGTCAGAACCATTATATATTGAACTAAATCCTTGAACCGCAGTATTGCTACTATATGCTCCAGAGGTAGATACCGTATATACATAATCAGTAGCTTCGGGAGGTAGTAGATTTGTCTGATAGAATATAATAGACGGGTCATTAACTTCAATAGATGTAAATTGATTACCAATAAGATTATTCGATGCAAATATACCTGATATTGTTGCTAACAGGGATAAATTCGTTGTAAATGAATCTAGTGTGGTTGATAATACAAATGATGTTGTGTTTTGAGTATATGTTACAGGTATTTCATCGCCGGTGATCGAGAAAGCAATAGTATATATAGACTTATTTTTACCTTGTATAGTAAACCCGGAGCCGCTTAAAGCATCGAAGCCGTAAGTTGATACTGCTGAGGTTAGTGTAATTTCAGTCCGATTTAAGTATATGGCGCTTGTATCAATATCTTCCGGGTCAGTATTAAGATAAACACCTTGATCGGATCTCGCCGCTGTTAAGACTTGATAATACGCAACAGGATATATTATGTTTTCGTCAGTCTCTAAATTGAAAATAGGTACTGGCATACTATCTATTGTAAAAAGTTGAGTATTTAAAATCTCTAAGTTTCTATCGAGTATATTCTCTGATGATGTTAAAAACTCTATTTCATGTCTAGCAGACAGAGCTTTTGTTGTGCCTATCGGTTGATATAAAATATTAAATATAGCAGATAATGAGCTTGGAGCTGATTGGGTTTGAAAATATGTATGAGATACCGCAGTGAGAGGCAGATTAAATATAAAACCATCAGAAATAGTACCTGGGTTAAATGTAGTTATATTACTATCACCGTAATTCGTATATATACCTTGAACACCAGGAGTTACTACATTACCCTGTATATCTGATAGTATAAAAGTTACAGTAGTATTACCTTGAATAGCATAACGATGGGAATATACGGTATCTACAACATCTGGAGTAAAGTTAGAGAGATTAACATTTAATGTATGTTTAGAACGTAAGTGTGCCATAAGTGCTATTTTGTATCGGGGTTGATGATATTGATTGCGTTAGGAAGTTATTTGCAAGTGTAGTATTATTATAGAAGTTTTGCGTAGTAGTAAAATTAGTAGGATTAATTACGTAATTTTGTACAATATTTAACGAATTACCTACAATTTTAAATATTAGAACATGGAAGAAAATAACGTTGTTGAGATCTTCAAAACTCGTCAAGCAAAATAATGAATTCTGTTTACTATTATAATTAAGCTTAACATCTTTAATTTGCACTATATTTGAACCTACATCAAAAGTAAAGTTATCACTAAAGAAACTTTGATTTTGAGTTTGTGATGTAACGAGGTTAACTTCACGTTTATTAATTAAATCGTATTTAAATATAGAAAAATCAAAGAATCTTAAATTTATTGGGCTAGTGACTGACGGGTCACTAGTAATCTTAATATAAAGTAAGTCATCTTTTATTCTAACCGGATTACTAAAATTACTTATAGATACTTCATTCTGATTTGTTGTAATTTTATTATTATACGTCTTAACTCGAGATAAAAATGATTCTGGGGTAAACACACCAGCATTACTATACTTAATATTATCAATTACAAGATGAGTATCCGTTTTAAATAAGAACGTATCTTTAAATATGTTCAAATCAACAAAAGTATTACCTGTTAACTCGGAATATAAAGACTGATCATAGACATACCTGGAAAAGATATTATTAAATTCTAAGGCTATTGGCTCTATAGTATCAGTCACTAGATTGTATACATACACAGGCTTTAACTTATCTCTAATGCTAGATATAGTTTCCTTTTCATAATCTACTGTTATATCAGATAGTTGAGTATCGTTTAAATTTAACGGCGAGCTACTTATATTAAAATCGTTAAGCTCTCTATTAACAAAGTTGTTATTATTAAGAATAAAAAACTTATTTCCAAAAATATCTCCAGCTTCTTTAATAAGACTACCGGATAAATTAATAGACTCGATACCTCTTAGCGGTTCTAAATTATTTGATTGAAGTCTTCGCTGCTCGGTACTACTATATGAATAGAAATTTTGATTATTACGATTACTCTTTACTAGAGATTCTCCAAATGATGATGATACATTCTTAAACTCAGAATTATCTAACGAAAATACTAATGGATTAGCTCGCGAGCTTGCACCTACTCCAGATATACTGCCGTATTTTTCTGGATCCGGGAAAATATATACCATATTAGGCTTAACTTTATCAGGTAAGATAGTCGCTGAAAAATTCGCCTCCATCTTTAATATACCACGACGGGCAGGGTTATAAAATCCACCTACGGTTCTCTCATTCGTAAAACTATCACCAGGTACACATAAGGTAGATGGATTATTAATATTTAATAGATTCCTATAAGGCGAATCTGCCTCGAATAGCTTTTTATACGTATAATCCCCTGTATTATTGGATGAGAGATAGAACATATCTACCCCCATATATTTTTCTATCAGTTCTATGTTTAGTAGATACTTTAAGTCTTGTCGATCATTGGTATTAACATACTCTTTAAATGCAGTCTTATCTAATTTAGATAAATCTGTTGTATCGTATGTAACAATTAAACCAGGTATCTCAGATAATACAATACCTTGCTCATTAATAATATTTCTTATAGTTTCATCTGTATCTATAAAATAACTAGCGCTAATAACGTTTGTATTCGATGTAAAAAAGTTAAACCGATTACCTGATATGGTATCGTAAAATGTAGGGGATTTATCTGGATCTAAATCATAGTAATCATTAAAAGTATCGTACTGGTTTTCAACTTCAATCTCAATACCCTTAAGAAATTCACCTATATCTTTTGGTATCGTCAGACCAGGAGGTATATCATCCCCAGTATAAAGACTTTGCAAAGCCTGTTCTATAAATCTATCTACCCCGCTTCCAGACCCTTTCGTCTTGATATAGTCCAGATTTTTAGATACTTCTTCTCGCTTTTCAGCAAAATATAGAGATATCTCTTTTATCTTAGTAGTAAAAAATGGTATAGCGATTGATAGCTGCTCATTATCATTAAGGTCTATATTATCAAAATATCGTATTTCTTCAGGAGATGTAAAGGTCAGTCTTATCTCACTTAAAAATGTTATAAACTGTGTACGTATATCAGAATTTAAAGAAACTAAAGATATATTCGTCGTTGTTTGCCAGCGCTTTAAATATCGCTCATATTCTCCGAGCTCGTTCATTTCTTTAGTTAATATACCAGCATAATTTAAATACTCTAGGAACGTGAAGGGAGTATTTAGATCTCGCTTTTCGTCGTCTAAATTATTAGTTATACTATTACAAACTAACACTTCTGTGTTTAAATCAGCCATATAAAATATTTATTCAAATATTAAGATCCTGAAATAAGATTCAGATTAGTATATAAGTTATGTGATATAACACTCTCAACAATTCCCCACTTATCTGAGTAATCTGCAAAGGAAACAACATCTGTTAAGTAAGTGTTGTTAATATTATCGAAATCGATAAACTTTTGGAGTAAAGAACCTTCAATAGTATTATTAAATTCATAAAATTCGTAGTAATCCTTTATACCAATACCATCTACATCATTAGGTAATACAAGTCCCCAACCCCATGTATTATTATAACTAGATAATGCATATGTATTAGTATCTATATACTCTATATTTGTAGCACTTAAAATATTCGTATTTAGCAAGGTATATTCTTCACTAAATTTTTCTAACGCTATAATATTACGTGATTGATCACCGGTATATAATAACGCAGAGTTGATGTTTAGTAAGTCTCCTTTATTTTTACCGAATACCGTTTTACCGGTATACCCTTTATCGTTAAAGTTTAACTGATATTGATTTACACCGCCAATTTGTCTTGTTAACCCTACTGATAATATATCTAATATTCTAGATAATGATGGCGGAAATTGTTGAGGGTAGCTTTCGAAAGGTATATTTAACTCGTTGAATAAATTTGTTAGTGATTTTAAATTAGCGAATTCTGAATCTGCAACATTAGAAACAAAGTTAGATGTCTTTTCATAATTTCTAATACCTAAGGTCTCGACTGATGTATTTGATGTACCTACTATTTGACCTAGGAAATCGTCAAATAATACTGGCTTATCTAAGAGAATATCTTGATATCTAAGATCTTTAAAATTTTGTGATTGATTATTATCTTCATTAACCTTTCGAATATCAAATTCCCCTTGACTTGGTAATATATTAAACGGGGTTGAGTATCCGGATAATGTTAAACCGCTATCTTCATCTTGATAAATTAGTTTTATTCTTATACCTGTACCGGTTTGAGCTGTTTTAAAGTAAGCTTTTAAATAACCACCACCTGAATTACTAGTTAATTCACCAAAGTTAGTCGTAAATTCTGTTAACTGACGATTTACAATAGTACCATCTCCGAGTACTAAGTCTAAAAATAGAGCACTTTCTTTAACAAGAATATTATCATTTTCATTCCAGGTTATGATTAAATTATCGTCTTGAGTTATTAACAATTCAAACGACTCTTCAAGTTTACGGTAATTTTTCTTTGGAGCTTGAGCACTAAGGCTTTTTACTTTCGCTACAAAATATATATTCTGATGAGCGTAATTTATAGTTGGCAATAGGAATGCACTTAAATATGCCCCAAATCCATCTATACCATTAGTAGTAAAGTCAATATAGTAATCATCTTGATTAACCGGGACAGTGGATATAGTAAAAGTTAATGATTGCGGTGGTATATTTAAATATGACGCAGTATTATCCGAAAGATTTAAAAAACCGCTTTCCGGGTCATTAAATTTCTTTGTATCAAAAGATGCAAATATAATTGTATTATGACTAGACATATCAATATTTATTATTATGTTTAATCTTCGTAATAATAAAACTCAGCGACTCCTGATGTTCCGAGAAATATTGAACCAGGTACGGGCGTAGAAAATAAAGCATAATCAGTAACTGCGGAAACAAATCTACGACCATATATTTTATCATTATTAGTTTTAATTTTATTAACTACTCTTGGATCTTCATTTTCATTAGATAAAACAAATGCTGCTATCTTTTTTAATTGAATATAATTATCAGAATAGTATTCATTTTCTGTTGTAAATTCACTTTTATTACCTGATACATTTAAATTAATTGTATAACCACCATCTGCAGATACACTAGGCCAGCTTTGGTACGAATTATACCTGGTTAATATTAAAGAATTTTCAAAAGTAGAATTAATAGCGCTATTACCTTCACTATATGTTAAAAATATCTCATCCGGTACGAAATTATAAGCTCGTATAACTGGTCGTTGTTCACTTCTATAAAAGTTGGTAGCGCTGTCTACTGCAACTAATGTAATTTCATACTCCCCCGGGTACTTATAATAATGATCTGCAGTTAAGGCATCGCTAATTGTACCGTCACCAAAATCAATAAAGTATCGATAATTATCAATAAATGATGTTGCACTCAGCCCGTCATAGTCGGTGAACCCAGACACTTCGCCAAAGAATGGATAAAATGACAGAGCATCTTGAGAGTTTGTAAAAGCTGAAGTAACTTGGAGTAGTGTCTCCGACTCAGCATAATTCTTATTGAGTATCCTAAGAGGTAAATTAATAGGCGGCAGGTCTTCGTAAGACCTACTAAAATTATAATTGGTAAGTAGTGTTCGAACTGACATTAGCTATTAACTGTCTCCACTATTATTCTATCTTTAATTGAACCGTTCCATAAAAACGGCAGCTTAAAATAAGGTAACGTTAAATTAGAGGCTGTACTTTCAATATCAACATCACTATAAATAGGGTTAAAGCTATATATGTTTAAAAAGGGAATTTCTCTTAATATATTACCGTCACTATCAACTCTCCTAGTTCTTATACGTCGCACGCCTGTCAGGTTGAGAATTTGAGATGATATAGAATTAATATCAACTACCTCTCCTAACTCTACATTTTCTGGACTTAAAGCATTAATAAATATATTACTAACTTGCTCCTGAATCTTGTCAATACTTACACGAGAATTGACAAGTCTGTCAATAACAACATATGTAGTATCAATATCATCAACTACTGGTAATGCTCCAGCAGCCTCTAATCCGATAGTTACTGCAGTATATATAGGATCGTGTGGTATAATTTCAGTATTAACTAGCTTCGTAGCTACAAGACTGTTAATAATCTCTGATTTTTGTGACTGAGTTAAATAGTATAAATTGTTATTATTATCTACAGTCTTAATACGAGGTGCCATATATACATGCACATGATTCATTTGACTAGTAGTTGCAAATTTTACCTGATTAAACATAAACCTAGAATCGTCATTCGGTCTATCTAATCCAAGATCATAATAATATTTTATAACGTTATTAATATATGACTCATTATTAACTAGTACCGAGCTTGATACAATACTAGAGAAGTTTTTATCCATGTAGGTATCAAAGTCATCACCAGTTACAATTCTATTTTGAGCGTAAAAAGCTTTAGGAGCATTAGTCTTTATCTGGTCAACTGTTTCTATTACACTAGGATTGGTCGATGCGTTTTTATTAGTAAAGGCAATATTAGTAGCTAAGCTAGGTGTTAAAAATTGAGTATCTGGCTCGTATATAAACGGAGATATTGCTTCAAATTGTGAAGTAGTGAATATATTAAGATTATTACCGTTTAAATTACCGGCAGACACTTTACCAGCTGCGCCTTTACTCTTTAAATAATATATATAAATCTGATCACCGGCATCTAAACGCACCCCGTTAACACCATTGCCAAATTTAAGGTCATAAAATCCGTTTTCATTTAGTCTCTTCTCAAAAACATATGCTGACGAATCTTCATTAAATACCGAATCTATCTCTAAAAATTCAATATATTTATTCGTATTAAATTTCTTAACAAATATGTTAATTGAATCATGCTCAATATTAATAGCTGTGTTATTAACATTATCTTTAACAACTAACGGAATAGATTCAAAGTTTTGACCGACAGCAGTTTGTACAGGGTGTTCAAAGAATTTACCTTGATACAGTAGTGTATTATCAGATAATGTAGATATATCTTCAGTAATAGCAGTAGACTTACCAAAAGTAACATCTTTAATAAATGAATAATTAATACCATTAAGAGTAAAATACGAAAATCTTTTAATTGTATATATACTTTGAGGTAACGACTCGCTGGCAGTTGCGTTAAATGATAGTAATGATGTTTTATATCCTGTCGGCTTATATCCGATAAGCTTTGTAATTCGATTAATATTCTCAAACACCGACGTTTCATCAAATAATGCTTCGGACGCTGTTTGGTTTAAGTAGAATAAAGAAAGATGATATGAAAACGCGACAATATCGATAAGAGCTGATAAGTTACTACCCTCAAAGTCTTGGTCTGTAAAAACCCCGCCTTGGTTTAAGCGGTCTTTTATATGTTGCTTTAATGTCAACGCGTCGAACGTTGTATAAGCATCTCTCGGTAAGGTAAAATCAGTATTAACACTAGCCATATTTATATTTATAGACGAAATATGCTAATTACACATAAAAACCGGATTGAGATAAATTACCCTTTAATTGCAGATTTTGATTGTTAAATCTAGGTATACTATAAACGAAGTCACATATATATTCCTGACTTTCTATAACTGGAGTTATCTCTAAGTTTATAATTCTAATACGTGGTTCAAATTTAGATATATTTGATATAATATTACTACCTATTACACTAGCTCTTTCTTCATTAACTGGCAGGAAGAGTAAGTCGCCGAAATTTATACCAAATAGTGGGTTTAAAATCTTTTCTCCAGGTGACGTCGTTAATAAGCTTATAAAGGCGTTGCGGATAGCTCCAATATCTTGATCAGATATAATATCTCTAATCTGTAACTGTTTCTCTAATTCATTACTACGCGTGTAGTTTAAAGATAGATCAAAATGCAGATCAGTATATATCGCGCGATATCCGCGCTCGCTATCTGCCTGTGTTATAATATCTAAGTTTATAGATGCCATTATAATAATATTTAAGCTATAGAATAATTAACAAAAAACAATAAATAATAATATGTCACATAAGTTTTTAAATTTAATTGAAAGTACAGTCCAAAGAATGACTAACGGTGGTATTCTAGTTGGTGATCGGGTATCACTAATATCTGGATATAAAAGTAAAGACTCTTTTAAGAGTTTATCTGATGATGTACAGAAATATATCGAAGATATATTTACCGGTAACGATTTTAATAAGAAAGTTATTAATATTAAAACAGATAATGGTTCTAGAGCTCCTGGTAATGCAGATAATAGAGCCGGCTCGTTTTTTGTTGTTGTTGCAGCAGAAAAGACTAATGGTTTATATGATAATCAACGCGCAGTTACAGTACCTTCTGATATTTTAAAAGTTGAAGGGCAAGAGGAAGAAGAATTCGGCGATCCAGTACCTGACTCAGTTAAATATGATAACAAGGTTCAAATTAAGCCTAAAAAGCCAGAAGAAAACGAAGAGCAACAGCAAACAATGACTCAACAAGGCGATACCCTTAAGAAGACTAATCTTTCTAATCCAGTAAAGAATACAAAGATTCCTTCAAAGTCTGCTACCCCATCACCTGCAGTTAATGAAAGCTATACTTCACAGTATATGCCAATCAACGGATAATTTTATGCAACCAAACGATACGCAACTATTAGAAGAGGCATATTGCCAAGTCCAAGAAGGTTTTGGAGATTTTGCAAAAAGCGCTGCAAAGATGACTGGTAAGGCTGCTGCAAAGACAGGTCTTGCTGCTACTGGCGCTATAGTAAAAGGCGCTGGTATTGGTCTTGATGGGTTAATGAAAGCTCTCAATTACCTTACATCAGAACAGCTTCAGAAGCTCGGTGAAGCAGCTCTTAAAAAAGCTGGTGAAATAAAAATTAGTGACGAAGAAAGTTACTAATGAAATATAATGACGAGGAAGTAGTAGAAGAAAGTTTTACGAAAACTTTAAACGTTGTTCAAACAGCTTTAGACGTTGCTGGTTTAGAACCAACTATAGGTGCGTTTGCCGATGGATCTAACGCAGTTATATCTGCACTGAGAGCAGCTTTATCTAAAGAGAAGGATGAGCGTAATAAACATTTAATAAACGCTGGTATTAGTACTTTATCTATTATTCCATTTGCAGATGTATTAAAAATCTTTAAAATTCGTAAGTTAGGTATACCAGCTACAAAAGCAGCTATTAAAGGTATCAGAGCGGGTAAAGTTGCGGCTAAAGGCTATAAAAATTATAAAGATGGTGAGCCGGTAAAAAAATTCGATAGTGAATATAAGAAATATTTAGAAAAATACTCATATGAAGTCATTTAAACAGCATTATACCGATACTCAATTTAATAACATAATTAACGAGCAATTGACTTGTGATTCTAGTCAAGATGTTATAGTTGAAAATATTGCAAATATTTTTATTAACGAAATGATGGGTATTCCAATCCAACAACTAGGGAGATTTGATGGAAGTGCAGTAAGTCAGGCAATTAGTGACCCTGAATATGTAAACAAAGCATTAGACGCTGCTGAAGTTTTTCCAGACGATGGTCTTATTGGATTGTTTCCGAATCCACTCGAGTGGATAGCAGGTGCAGGTTTATCTGTTATCGCTGTTAAAGTTATTGCAAAAATACTTGAAAAGATACTCGCAAAAAGTAATGCGAAAGCAGATAAAGAGGCTGCAATTTCTGATGCAGAAGGTGAATCGACGTTTAACGATAAAGTTCAAGATGCTATTAAAAAGGGAGATGCATTAACTGATGAGGAAAAACAGCAGCTAGCAAATGATATATCTGATAAGTTAACTGAAAAGTACCCTAATAGAGAAAAAGCGTGGTGGTTGAAAGCATTAAATGCAATTACTAAATTCCTTAAAGGTAAGGGTGGTGCTGGCTTAGCTTTACTAGGTTATTTTCTTATCTAAATTCTTTCTAATTTAACCCAGCACGCAAAAGCATTAATCTCTTTATCTAGCACCCAGACGTCATTTACCATACTCTCTGAAATGGTTATAATATATTGACGTTTTTTATTGTCATCTAAGCTAGAATCATATACATAATTTAGATATTGCTTCATTAGATTATGATAATCGCCTTGGAACTCGTTTTCATTCTCAATAAGATACTTCCGTAAACCAAATGTATTCTTAGATTGAATTTCAGTATGAATTCTCTCTACTATCTCTTTACTATCTAAAGCTACATTAACTTCAAAGATACCTTTAACTGTAGCTTTCTGTACGCTATTGATAATCTTACGAATATCCGGGTAATTCTGCTTTACTACATTAACAAAATTACCTTTCTGATCTTCTGTAATCTTAATACCTTCTTGCTTTATAATACCTACAATAAGCTTTAATACAGTATCAAACGGCGGGTTGAGATCGAAGAATTGTGTTCTACTTTGAATAGCAGGTATAATCTTATGCTTATAGTTAGCAGTTAAGATGAAGCGTGTACCACTACTATATTCCTCCATCGTATTGCGCAGAGCTCTTTGTCCATCAATGGTGATACCATCTGCTTCATCAAGTATAACAACCTTTACTTTACCGTCGAGAGACTTAGTCTGAGCGAAGCCAACTACCTTAGAGCGAATAGTGTCAATACCATTTTCATCAGATGCATTGATATACAAATACTGACATTCTAGAATATCATTAACTAGTATTCGCGCTAGAGTAGTCTTACCAATACCTGGAGTACCGACGAATAACAGATTAGGAATCTCATCAGTAATAGAATCAAAATACTTTCTATTACTAGCAGATAACACTAAATCGGTTAACGTTTTAGGTCTATACTTTTCTGTAAATAGGTTATCAAACATTATTTTTTACGCTTTGATGGCTTGGTAACAGTTACTGTAACGGTCTTGCGAATCTTAGTACTACCTACCTTTTTTTCCGTTATTCTTTGTCTTGTACTTTTCATATCTATATTATATTACAGTTCCTACTTACCTGAAGAGCCAAAGCCACCTTCACCGCGGACTGCTTCTTCAATTTCATCAGTCCATTCTACTGAAACGTTATAGTTCTTCTCAATTTTAATTTGAGCCACCTTATCACCTTTAGTGTATGTATAGTCTTTACTAGAAAAGTTATACATCTTTACACTGCAATCTCCGCGGTAACCAGTATCGATCTCTCCTAGATGAGGCTGAAGACCAGCTTTAAAACCGAGTCCAGATTTAGGTTTAATAACGAATCCAAATCCAGGTGATATAAAGCCTACTTTAATACCAACTGGTACAACATTACTACCAATACTAACTTCACCTGTAGGTGATGCACGGCTACCAGTTACAATAGTATCTTCAACTGCAAATAAATCAAAACAATTATCATCATTATGAGCCTTTTCAGGTAGTTTAGCGTCCTCGTGAGTCTTAACAAATTTAATTAATACTTTATCTTTCATATACCATATTATACTATACTAGTTTAATTTTTCAACTATATTGATAAATATTCTATATGGATGACGATATGACCGATTCAATTGACGATTTACTCTCACAGTTACAATCATCTACTCAGTTAAGTAGAGATGTGAATAAGCAAGATGATTTTAAACTCAATAAAGAAGACTTAGAAGATTTCCTTTTACAGTACTCCGGTAAATTAATTAAAGGCAGTGTCGATTATGTTGAAGATGTAAAGCAATTTATTACATCTGCACCTGATGCTAGAGATGTTGAGAGTCTAAGCAAGCTTGTAGGAGCTGCAGCAGCTGCAATTGAAACTCTTAACAAAATACATATTTCAGATCAAAAGAGTAAATCAACGAAAGAGCTTAAGATAATGGACATTGAAAGTAAGAAAGCTTTACAACAACAAGATACTGAAAATAAATTATTATTGAATCGAGAAGAATTAATGAAGCGATTAATCAATGATGCTCAGATAATTGACGCTGATGTTACTGAGAGTTAAAATTCTGTTTTAACTGGATTATTTAACTTATTTTTAAGTATATCTAACCGAGCAGCTGCCCCTTCAATATTAGCAATATAATCAAATAAAGTAGATGATCTTTCTCTATCTTGATCTCTATAATTAACATTCTTAAAGAACTGTATAAAATCTGCCATATTACCTATAACATTTTTTATTTGACTATTAATAGGATCTTTAAAGAGTAGTAACCGATCTACATATAAATTATCGGTAATTAAGTTCTCTCCATGAGCAGTCTTTGCAGTGTTAATATCAACATTACCCTGCAATCCAAAAAGACTTATCTTAAGCAAAGCGTCCGTCTTTAGGTTAAAGTTAATAGATGTCTGTAGTTCGTTATTAGATATTTTATTATATAAAGAAGCTGGTATACTATTTGGAAAATTATATGTAGTGTCAAACTTATCAAAATACGGAGAAGTATTATTATCAACTACGCTAGTAACGTTAGTTATATTTCCTGTATCATCACTATAATTATTAAAGTATACATTAGTATCGGCAAAGGTTAGTGTTAATAAACTCTTGATATCATCAGTTAGTGTTTGAAATTTTTCTATATAAAAGAGTTTAAAGATATTATCAAATTCATACTGTTCTCCGCTAAATGTAATATTAAAATCACTATCGTTTAATTGCCGGTATAATAACGATGTACTCTGTATAACATTAGGAGAAACCTTACTACCTTCAAATTCTATACTAGTATTAAGCTGACCTAGATAGTCGTTGAATGTAGATAATAGATCTGTAGCCGTTCTATAGAATTCTACACTAGGCTGCTGGACAATATCAATATAATCAGGTAAAAGTGTTATTCTATTACTCATATTCTCTCCTCCTTATATTTCGGGTCAGTGTAGTGATATGTCTTGATACCTATAATTTTGTTAAAATACTCGGTATCATTTATAAACACATGCTGTACATCCAATATAAAATATATACCTAATAACTTATTATCAAACGTATTTTCGACATAATCTCCCGCTCTATCAAGACTAAAAAATTTACCAGAATTTCTAAACGTCTGACCTTTAACAGTTATCTCAACTCCCATATTTGTAATAAGAGTATTTTTAAGTAATTTGTTTAACCCATATGTTTTTCTTACTTCAGGATTATCTCCATATTCTGAAAAATTATTATTGTATGATAAATTTTCTCTCTGCATACCGTTAATTATTAAGTTAGGGTAAGGGGCGTTATCTTTACCTTTAAGATTAGATACATAGTTACTAGTAAAATTATCACGTGCATTATCAATATTACTATCAAATACATCTAAATTAAATTGCTTATCATTAAAGTCATATGAGTGTACAATCTGCGACTTTATTTTTTCTCGTCGTATATTTGATGCTGTATTAAAAAATTTATATTCTATAATTTCACTCTTATCACCAAACTCTAGAGCTCCTTGCGGCTTTTTCTGTTCACGTTCAATTATAGCATTAGTTTCTCGACTACTACCAGTTATTGTAAAGTTTTCTAAGAACTGAGATCCAGCCAATTTTGTCTGCATATTATAAGCTCGATCAAATATACTGGACGCTCCTTCTAATTTATACTCACCTGTATATTTCTCTTTCTTTAAAAAGCTAAAGTCGTTTTTTGAATTACTACTAACATGTCGATTTAAAATGTACATTATATCGTCATAAGAGCTAGCTTCAGCAGGAGACGAATAAAAAATCTTAGATAATCCGTCTTCAAAAAAAGGAGTAAGTTCAGTACCAGATACTGGATCAGTTATAGTGTATATAGAGTTAGAATCATCTAAAGATCCTTTAATTAATGCCTTAAGACATTTACCCGTCTCAACTTCGCGGTCCTTATTACTCAGTTGAGTCGATCCACTTAAGCTATCTATTATATTCGTTGATGAGAAGAAAGCTTTTCTTTCTTTTAAGATCTCGAGATCGTAATCTGTTATAGTATATTTTTTAGCACTTTTACCATTATAGTCGATCGGCTCCTCATCTTCTAAGCAGAATACATAGGATATGGCAAAAGCTTTATTATAATCATCTCCTCTTTCATTATAATCTTGCATGTTGCCATCTAATGGTATAATTTCAATCTTTAGTAAGTCCCGACCGTCTCCTCTTACAGTATAACCTTTAGTCTCCCTACTGCTTGTATTAAATTCCATATCACTAGGTGAAGTTACAAATCTTTCCAGCGCATCTTCTGTATTATCTAGTATAATTATACCGTCAATCCATGGTTGAAGTATATTATCAAATAAATTGAGCTCGAGTATAGAGCCTTTACTAATAGTAATTATATCCCCATCTGGGTTGAATAGAGTAGCTTTAAATACATATTTCTGGTTATCTATAATATAGCTAAAGCGTTCTTCATAAACTGTATCATAAGTATACCTCATTGTAGCTGTTGCTTAATACTGTTTAGCAAGACTTTTAAAAAGGCCTTTTTAACGATTCTAATTTTCCTACCACTTTCAATTACCATCGGATTACTGATATTATTAACGACCATAATTAACCACCATAGATATGTCGTTCCGTATATTCTATAGCTTAATGTTGTAAGAGGCATAGCTTCCGGAAAATGTACAAAATCAAATATATTCTCGTTTATATCATCCGGAATTTTAATTTTTTTAAGAATATTATAATAAAAGTTATTGTTATCACCTTTAGTGTAAATCTTAAATATGTTTTCATATCGATATAATTCTAAATCAGGTAATATATCTATTTTGTTTTGGTATTGTCCGTCCATAGTAGTTTAAATATTCGCAGTACCTTGAGTTGTAATTGGTGTTGGAGTTGCAGGGACGTCTAGAGGTTTATTAACTGTTAATCTATCTTTTTTAACACTAGCATATATAAAGTTTCTAGTTTCTTCGTTAAGACCAGTTACTGTTATACTTAGCTCATAAGCATCGGGGATTGTTGTACGTATTTTACCTATATTATTAATTAAGCCGCCATTAACACCTTCATCCATAATAGGCACTTCTAATTCCATATCTCGTCTATTACCTAAAAACTTTACAGATAAATTCGATATGTACGCATAAGGCATATACGCAACTCCAGGTATATGAACTTCATATATTACTGGTTGATCTATAATACTTTTACTCACCCGACCTGGTCTATTTTGATAAACTAGTCCAAATATTAACTGCCAATTCTTCTTAACATCATCAAATGTACCTGTATTAAGTAGCGGTAGGTTAAAAGTTATAGATCTACCAGTATCCCCCATTGTAAATTGTTTAGATTTTTCAATATAAGTACCAGGCTTAATAATATTAGTTATACCTGCCAGTCCTTTTGATAAACTACCAGCTAAATCTGCTATCGGTCCGAGCATATTACTTTCACCGTCTCCAAATGAATTTGTAACCTCTCGATAAGCATCTTCAAGATATGGGAAGTAATAATTAAACCCAGTATATTCAGTAGCGTATAATCCTTCATACGGTTTTAATACATCACTATCAAACGTTTTAAAAAAACCGCCTTGCAATACTTTCTCGAATTGATCTCTTAATGATTCGCTGTTTGCTTTTTCTTCACCAGCATCTGGGGTTGGATTATCTGAACCGGTATCTGTCGCTGGGTCTTTTTTAGGGTAAAATCTATCTATTAACCCTTCTACTGTATTAACGACAGCTGCAGCACTATCAGCTGATGCTAATGCAGAATATACCATATTAGTAACTGTAGAGTTGAGTACAATTCTCTGCTCTATCATTTGAATTTTAGGTACATCATCGCGAGAGCCTCGAGGGCTATTTGTCCAAGCAAAATCTTTAACCACATTAATTGGATCCTTAGCTTGAGCAGATTGATCACCGTATATACCGAGATTAGTAAGATCTTTAATATCAGTTGTTGAATCGGTCAATCTACTATCACCTCTCGTTAAAATAGGGAGAGCAGCAGTACCGCCAAACTGTAAATTCCAAAGATTACTCATATACTATTATTTAAGTTGAATATAAATGTTGAAGCTCTCTTATATTACGCTGATTGTTCATATTAGTTACTGATGTAGTATTATTTGTAATAATATTAGCGCCGTTACCACCTGTTTTTTGTGCTATCTCTCTCAATACAGCTGTACTCTCTTGTAATAACTCTATTTGCATCTCCAGAAGAGATCTATTAGATTTATCTAAACTTTCAAGTATACTAGTAGATTGCTTTGTCATAGCTAGTAAATTTGCTCTCTGTTTAATGCCCATCGATGTTTCGAGTGCTGACCCTTTAGTTGAATTACTGACGCCTGACGGCTTTGCTGAGGAACCGCCAGATGCTGCTCCGCTAGCTTGGGCTTCTTCAAACTCACCTTCTGTAGGTTCTGATGGCGCACTTTCCCCCTCAGACTCTAACACACTAATAATATTATCAGGTAATACCTTTTTAGCTCCCCACTTTAACCACCCAGGAGCTTTTTTCCAAAAAGCCTTTAACTTACTCATGACTGCTGTTTTAATACCAGAAAATAAACTTTCCTTTTTTGTAACTTCTCCAGTCTCTTCATTGACTTCTTCTCCTTCGCTAAATAGGAAATTAGCTAAAGGTTTCATAAATGGTACAGCATAAGCCATCTCGGTAAAACCTTCTTTAAAGTTACCACTAGTTACTTTCTTAATACCACTCCACATTTGCATTAGATTCTTTATAGGGAAGTTATTCATTACTACTTCCTTTATCTTTGCAAACATCGTAGTACTCGATACTTCACCAGTCTCTTCATTGACTTCTTCACGTTCACTAAATAAGAAATTAGCTAAAGGCTTCATAAATGG